TATGTTCAAATATTCAAAAGGTCATTGAAAGCATTCAATCCAGAATTCATATTATACAAATTCAATCTCCAAATAATGAGGAGTTGATGGCCATTACGAATCGTATTGTCGAAAATGAAAAAATAGTAATTGACCAAGAATCGAAGGAGTATTTGCTATTAATATCAAATTATTCTGTTCGAAATTTGATTAATAATTTAGAAAAAATCTATATCTTAGGAGAACCGGTTACTTTGGAACTATGTAAAAATATATGTTCGAATATTTCGTTTCAACATTTTGAGGAATATATTGGATTTATTCGGGAAAAAAATCTGGCAGATGCGATTTCCGTTTTGTATTCTATTTACGATTATGGATATTCAGTCATTGATATTTTGGATTATTTTTTTAATTTTATTAAAATTACTGGACTTTTAGATGAGGAAGAAAAATATCGGGTTATACCTTTTTTATGTAAATATATTACGATTTTTCATAATATTCACGAGGATTCTATTGAATTGGCACTTTTTACCAATTCTTTGTATCAATTATTTTGTTAGATTTTAGGAAAATTGGGAAACCGTAAATTTCCTGAATTATTATAATTATAGTATATAAAACCATTTATTTTAAATTTGTTAAATGATGAAACAAATTTTCCGTAAGAATGTTCCAAATGAATTATTATTTGAATTATTAGATAAAATATGTCTAAAAACAGAAAAATATTATTTATTCGATAATAATTCTTTTAGAAAACTTGTCTATAATAATCTCCACCCTGATTTTTTAAATGCAATTACCGAATTTTATCATATTTCTAAACAATTTTATGTCTCGCGAAAACTTACCTATAATTCTTTTACTACCATTTTAAGACAGATTTGTAAATCCAATAATATTATGTTCACCTCTCAATTGAAATACAATGAATCTAAATATAATATTGATTATTTTATTTACTTTTGATTATTGTATCATTCTCCAATGTTCATAAAATTGATATAATAATTTATCTTTCTTTTTCAAAATAATATTTTCAGATAAAATGAATGAATCTTATTCAATCGAAGTATTATTTTCGACCATTTCTGCTGAACAATATAACAGTGTAATCAATCAGTATAATTTGACAAAACCTGAAAAATTTTATCCAATACAAAAATTAGATAGAGTTGAAGGTGGTTTTGAAATTGTCGTGGATCCTACCAATATCTATCTATCCAAACAATTGCGATGGAACCGAAAAAGATTAGTCAGCCATTTTGATTATCTTCGTTTTACGCCAGAAGAAACAATCCTTTTGTATGACGCATTATGTTATGTTTTCAAAGAAGGAATTCTTCTTCATTTAGAAAATAACGGAAAAAAATAAGAAAAAGAAAACTGATACTGTAGTTTCAAACCTATAATTTTATAATATATAATATATATAATATAAAATGGCCAATTCAAATAATGTTTACTTTTCTGTTGCCGTAATAGGATTAATTGTTGTGGCTACTTATTTTGGATCTCAAAAATATAAACAATCTTTTTTATCGGAAAAGGATGATTATCATATGATCAAACAATATTTATTAAACGATTCCCCCTTGAAAGGATTTGATAAACCCAAAATTTGGATTCATACAAAATATGAAATCAATACACGTAAATGGAAAACCTTTTATTCCCGTAATACAACGGATTTGAATCAACCTTATATCCATCTCACTGTAAAAACAATCATTAACCACTGTGGCGACGATTTCAATATTTGTTTGATTGATGATAACACATTTAGTAAATTAATTCCTTCGTGGGAGTATGATATGAATTCTCTTCCTGAACCAATGAAATCGAGAACCCGCGAATACGGTTTAATGCAATTGATTTATTATTATGGTGGAATGGTGGTTCCGAATTCTTTCTTATGTTTGAAGAATTTACGCGAACTTTATTATAATGGAATCGCAGGAGAACATCCTTTTGTATGCGAAAATACGAATCGCACAGTGAATTTAGCAAAAGGTAATAAAACCCCACTTTTTATTCCGGATTCTTTTATTATGGGAGCAAAAAAGAATGATCCCGTGATCCAAGAATATATTGAACATATCAAAAAGACCAATCGTATAGGTAGTGTTTCCCATTTTGATATGGCTATTGAATTATTAGGAGTCAATAATCAATGGTTTATCGATAAATTAGAAATGGGACAACTCAATTTGATTGATGGTCAATTAGTCGGTGTAAAAACGACCGAGGGAAAAAAAATCCTCATTGAGGAATTGACGGATGAATATTTTTTGGATTTGAATCCTGCCGCCTATGGAATTTATATTCCCCAAGAAGAAATATTGGTGCGTCCCAAATTTCAATGGTTTGCAATTATGTCGGGTGAAGAAATGTTGAACACAAAAATGATTATAGCAAAATTTATGAAGGTTTCATTGGTAGATAGTAGTGGAAAATTTGAAGAAAACATAAGTTCCTTTGGTTTAACTATATAAGGACCATACGATGACAACAACGGTAAATAATACAGCAACTGAAAAACCAATTGCAATTATTTGCACACATATATAGAGACAAATACTATGACAACACGTTTTTTTCTGTCTATCAATAATTGGTTTTTGTATTAATGGTTTTGGGATTATTTGTTCTTTTGGAATTTCGAACAATATTTCTTGTAGTTTTTGTGATTCTGGATCTGGATCAGGATCTTCTTCATATGTTTTCCATAATTTTTCAAGGTTATGCAAAGGAGAAATTGAATTCATTTTAGTAATTGTATAATTGTAATCAAAAATTCAAAAATTAAATTTTAATCAATTTTATGTTTTCAATACTAATTCAATAGGAGAATTAGCATTACAACTACAAATGAAAGAATGCTGGAAACCATTATGAAATTTATATATAAAGAAACATACCATTCAGACATTTTATTTGGACAATTTGTTCTTTCATTTATATCGTATAAATCGTATAAATCGTATAAATCGTATAAATCATAATCACCGTAATATTCAGTGTTATTATATTTGTATTGGTTTGAAATTTCCGAGTAATTCATTGTTGAATCTGATTATTATTACTTTGAATACAATTGTAATAATAATCTTTTTAGTAATCAATTTTACGCATTCATAATAAGGAAATATTTAGGAGTTTTTCTATATAGAATATATAGAATGCCTTCTAAATCGCGTAAAATGTCTTCTTCCAAGAAATCCAAGACAATGAAAATGTCTATCAAAGAGAAATACGCCGAATGCCCAGATGCTACTTGCGCCTGGCTTCAACACTGGTTCAAACATCTTCACGAAGAACTTGGCTGGATGGTATTGGCCAAAGATTATGGAATGATGGATAAAATCGCCACATATAAACACTCTATTCAACGTTTGGAATGTGCTCTTCGTACAAAAATGAATCGAGTAAAAGATCACGATAAAAAAGAAGATTTGAAAATTATGCATCATAATATATTGATCCTTTGGGAACACGTCCAAAAAGATTTTGCTTAGGGCGTTGTTTCAATAATTGATTTTTTTTCATTGATAAAATCAATCAATCTTCTTTCACATACTTCCATAGAAAGCGTTTCAAGAATATATTGTCTTGGATTATAGGTTTCTAATTTAGATAAAAAAAGTTCAAATTTTTCCTCTATTTCCTCTTTTTTATAAAAAAATTCCCCACATCTTTCATCCCAATATGATATTGTTGTAGCAGGATAATCGTGGTAGTTTGTTGTAGATTCCTGATTTAAAGAACTGACATTCCAAACAAGAAGAGGAACATTACAAGATAATGCTTCTTGAATACCAAACCCTTGACTTTCGTGAGCATCTAAAATAATACCGTATTTTGATTGTTGTAAATAATCTAAATAATCTGATTCATTATACGTTCCATAACTAAAAATACGGTAATCTATATTTTTTGAATTCAAAAGTTGAGTTAAAAAATTCAATTCATTATTATCACGATGTTTATAATATAAAAACACTTTGTTGCGTTCATCAATAGGTTTTATTTCTGTAAATTTATTAGTTTCAACGCCAAATGGTAATGTTATCAAATTGATTCCATTTGTTATTTCATAAGATGACCATAAATTAAGAACCCATTCGGATAAATTATTATAATAACTATTCTTTCCTTTTATCAAATTTAATTTATCATCCGGAAAAACTGAAAAATGTGGACCAAAAATAAATAATAAATTCGGATAATTTACTACATTGATTGGTTCACATAAACTTATTAAACAATCGTATTCATTTAAATTGTCTACATCATTTATTGAATTTATTGTAAAAAAATCAATATTTTTATAATTTTGTAATGCATTATTGTTTTTATGATGAGAACCTTCATTTTTATAAAGTAAAATTTTCATTTTTTATATTAAAAGAAAAGGATTTTTTTTATATCGTTTATTTTTTAATATATAAAGCATCTCCCCATTTACAATCAGTCCATTTTGTTTCAACTCTATATAGTGAAAAATTTTTCAAATATTCATCTAATTCCTCTACAATCGCGCATCCTTTATATACATAATCTGAATTTACTTCTGTATATAAATAATCTACTTTATGTAAATATTCCTCCATACCTTTCAATGCCTTTAATTCTGCGCCTTGAATATCAAAATTCAAAAAATTATATTCAATATTATAATTACAAATAATATCTTTTAATAATTTCGTTTCTGTTTGAAAACTACTAATATAATGAACGTGAGGATGATATAATTTGTGTAATTCTAATTCTAAAATAGATGATGATTGTCCATTGTTTGAAATATTAAAATTCACCGTTTCAATCTTATCACTTACAACTGCTTGTTCTATAAGAACATTTTGATGGATTGATTTACAATATTCAACTTTTTCTGGAATGGCTTCTACCCATAATACCTTGTTTCTTGGTAAATAATTATCATAATAAACAAATTCCTCACAATCGTGTGCACCTACGTGTAATATTCCTTTGAATTGAATATTATATTTTTGAACTAGATAATCTAATGGTATTAACATTTCTACCCTTGAATATATTTGAACCTTTGTATTTAAGTTATTTTTCCATATATTTTAAAATATATTCTCTTAACCATTTTTTATTAAAATATTTATTTACAATTTCGTATTGATTTTCCAAACATTTTTTATATAATTCATCATTATTATTCAAATTATTCAATTTTTCTATAAAATCAGTATTGTCTGAGAAAATGGTTTCATCTGAAAATTTTTCTTCAAAACACCATTTCAAATCATTCTTCTCTAATAATAATAATGAACCGGATAAAAGAATTTCAATAGTTCTCTTGTTTGGTTCACCTACTCCTAATAAATCTAAACTAAATTTTGAATTTTTCATTTCATTCAAAAAAGATGAATAATGTAGTCTTTGAGGATTATAAATCAAACTATGTAATTGATTGTATAATATATTTCTATTTCTGAAAACATTATATTGATGATCCTGATGATTCAATAATTGACCTGTAAAAAAAACCCTGTTTATTTTTTCTTTAAAATAATCATCTTTTGATATAGCTGCACGATCACATTTTTCAATCAATGCGTGTTCTCCAAACATTATAAATGGAAAGGGAATAACATTTGCATTATAAGTTTTTTTACTATTATAATTTCTTTTAAAAAAGAAGGATATTTTATCATATGATAATTTATCTTTTATAAAATATTCATTTGGATCATAGTCATAGTCATAATTATCAAATACAAATATTTTTTTGAAATTATTTTTATGAATTATTGGAATAATTCTCTGATAAATATTCAAGATATTTTGTTTAAAAAACATTTTTTCTGGAAAAGCATCATAAATTGGTAAAATGATAAATAAATAATCGTAATTTTCATCATTTATTTTTGACCAATCCATACTAACACGGATATTATAAAAATTATAACTATTTATTCTATCGTTTCTAGTGCAATCTTCATCATTATTAATAAAATAATCAGCTTCTGGAAATAATATTTTTAATCCTATATCTTGATTTACACTATCGATAATTGCTATTCTCATAAAAAATAATTATTATAAAGTAATTATTTTTTTTTCTAAATAGTTTTTGAAATAATTATATTTAA